TGCATTTTGCTTATTTATTTTTCTTTTATGATACGCCTCTGCATATGCTTCAACCGCCTGAAAAGCTTCATTACTAAAGCCTTCATCGAAAATAGCATTATTTCTAATAATATCTATTATTACCTTCCCCTCAGGGTTGTTGAATTTTAACTCATCATTAAACCTGTCAGGGTTACTATTAATATAGTTGTCATAAGCTGCATTGCTTTGTTTGATTTCAAAATCTGCTTTATATTTAAGAGCCTCTTGGTTGGTAGCCTGAATATTGCTTTCAAGCTGGTAACCAAGCTTAGAGTAATGTTTGGCGATTTCACGTTTAACGATTTCAGGGTTAGAAACATCAATTTGAAGCTGTTGTATCTGCCCAGATTCATCAACAATATTAATAAAGGCTTGTGTTTGACCAGATTGAACCGCTTGATCTATCTGTGAATATCCTTCATTTTCAATGGAATCAATTTGGTTTTTTACCTGAAAATATTGCTCTTGCACTTTTCTATCAATATTTTGATATTTGTATTGCTCAGCTTTTATCTCAGCTTCTTTTTGTGCTTTTTCATATTCTGCAAGCTTTTGAGCTTTTTCGTGGAATGCTTTTTGAGCTTCCATTTGATTTTTAATCGCCTTTTTGACCGGTTCCGGTATCTCTTCCGGCAATTCATCGCCAAAAACCTTTTTAAGCTCACTTACAGGCAAACCCTGAATTTCTTTCGGCTCTATTTTTGGAGCTTCTTCCGTTTTAGTATCTTCCGCCGATTCAGTATGAACGGGCTCTTTTTCAATTGTTGAGTTATCCTCATTTGTTGAGGGCTCTTGATTAACAGAGTTGTCCGCATTTTCTACCGCATCGGTTGTGGTTGATTCTGTTTGAATTTCACTCATTTAATTTTTTTCCTTTATTCGTATGTATCTATTTTATTTATTTCATTTTCGATAATTTCTTGGATATGCTTCATTCCAGCGAGAAAATCCATATTATCAGAACCCTTGTGGATACTGTCCAATATTATTTGGTTGCATTGGCTGGTTAGGTATTGCCATGCTTTGGTTTGGGTCAATTCCCTGTACTCCAAAGCCCGTTCCTTGAGCTGCCATTTGTTCATTTGTTGCCCTCGTTTTTTCTTGCATGGCTTCAATCAAGCCATTAGCGTTATCCATACCTGTTTGTTCCAGTAGCCATTTAAACATTTCAAGCATACCGCCGCCTATTTCTGCTTGTATAGTCGGATGTTGTGCAATATCCATTAACATGGGTAAGTTTTCTTTCAACTGCGCTTGTTTTTGTATATTGTTGATTGAATCCCCGTAGGTATAGCTATAATTACCTTGAGTAACTGTCTCATCAACCTGAGCAAAGTCTATTCCGTTAATACTTTCAGTCTTAACTTCCACCGGCTCATATCTATAAGATGCGTTTAATTTGGCTATATCCTCAATATCCTTTATTATTAACTCTCTGGTTATGTCTTTTATTTCGTTTAAAAGCCTTTTCTCTTGCCCTTGTCCGACCATAGCCATTTCTGTGGCTGTCCTGCCGCCTGAAGCGTCCAAGCCGGTCATATTATCATATATACCGGTAGCGGACTCTATTTCGCTGTTTGTTAATGGCAACATTTGACCAATAGTATTAAGGGCTTGAGAGTAATCTAAAAACTCGGGTTTAACGTTAGGTGTCATTGAGTTGTTTTTATATGTGATAATTTCACCCGGTTGTATTTCTTTAATTTTGTTTTCAAACATACCATCAGGCGCAATCATTGGTCTATCAGCAACAAGATTAACGGCTTTTTGCATCTTTTGGTAAGTTTCTGAGTTATAAATATTCAGAGGGATTGCACAATCAAACATTGATATTGACCGCCCAGTGTCCGGGTCATCCAAAAAACTTGAACGCCTGATAGGGCAAAATGGATAGGGGTTAGGTTCAAATCTTATTATTTTGCTTCTGTCAGCTAAAACAATCACATAATCATTGACATAAGTGCCATCGTCTAGAGTTAAACTTCCCCAAAAAGTCAAAAGTTCTATTTTAGAACTATCTTCCTCTTCATCTTGACTTAATGAAGAATCTTTAACCTTTTCACATTCTTTACTTTTAAGCTCTTCGCAGTTTGAATAAGCCTCGTTTTGTGCTATTTCGTGGTATGAAACAAATTCTTGATATATTTTAGGGCAATTGTTCCAGTCTTCAACTTGATTTTTGTCAAATACAAAGCAATGAGGATCTATGTTGTAAATTTTTGCCCCCACAAAATCAGTTACTTCAACTATTTTGTATTTTTCTTTGTTTTCTTCACCAAATAGCTCGAGTACTTTATTTTCAAGCTTTTCTAGCGCGCTTAATTTGCGCCTAATCTTTTTAGTACGCTCCTCCCAAGTAATGTATCTTACTGTCTCGCCCTTTAAAGCTCTATCAATAAGATATTTATTTAAAACTTGGTAATAATCCAAGTTTTTAAGCTCTTTAACTATTAAAGCTTTTTGCTTATCAATGTTTTGAGTGCTTGCAGCATCTTCTGCCTGCACATCAAAAGCAGCATCAGGAGATGGATAAATATTAGATGTCACATGAGCAATATAAGTCATAAAACGCTTATAAATACCGGGCATATTATAATTGTAATCAGCCTCAACGTCTGCGCTTACCGTATCAATGTATATATGCGCTTTCAGTTTTTCATAGCGTTTTTTATGCTCGTCAAGCTCACTTACCCAAGCCTCAAAGCAAGGGACAAGGTAACATTTAACCTTGTCCGCTATTTCATCATTAAGCTCTATTTGATTTTGAACTAGTTTTATATTAGTTGGCATTTTTAGATTCTTCTTTTTTTTCTGTTGTTACTTTTTTTTCAACTATATTAACCGGTTGAGCGTTCTTGATGCTGTCGATTAATAGCGCTACTTCAAAATAAGGTCTATTTCCTAGGTATGTTAACACATCGTTAAGTGTTTCCTGTGTTAATGCATATTTCATTTATTAGTTCCACTCACTTTCTAAAACTAAAGGTAGCCTATAAGCTGTTCCACCAACATCTACGCGTAAGCCTATAGTCCCTGTTGGTAATTCTGCTAAGCTAACCGAACTAACTGTTTTAGTAGTATCAGCAGCAGCCGTAAATCCTGTTACCTCTAAAAAATTTGCTTTTAGATCAACTGTTGCTGCGCCTGTTGCGTCGCCTCCATTAACCGCCCTAAACACGCTTAATTTTGTACAAGCTGCGACATCTGTACTACTACCACCGCTATATATTTCAGCGTTATTTACTGCATAAGTACCGCCTGCACCTAATGCAGCATCACCAAATAATAATTGTCCATCAACCCCTACCCCTAAGCCAGTTACATAGCCAGTATCATCAGGTTGCAATGATATTTGCGCACCTCTAGCAGTTGCCGCAGCTGCTGTTAAGTCTGTTATAAATCTAGCACATTCACCAGAACCGCCAGCGCCGCCTATATCATGACGTAGCCAAATATTACGAGAATCGCCACTTGTAGCTGTTGATTTAGTCCTTATTTCAATAAATTTCTTGTCGGCATCTGCTGTTGTTGCTGGCGCTGCTGTAGTTCCTACGCCCATTAATAAGCCGCTAGCGCTTGCAGCCGCCGAACCAGCTCTATATAAATTTATTTTTCCATTAGCATCCGCTACTACAGCTTTAGATGCCAAAACTTGAGCGCTACTTGCACCGTCTAAAACATCCGCTTCCGCTAAAGTCAAAGCTGCGGTAGATTGTACAATATAGCCTGTTGTTTGTGCCATCACGTCATTGATTTTTTTTAAAATAGTTGTTGCGTCAAGCGTTGATACGCCGTCTAAGCTAAATCTGTTTGCCATTTTTTTATTCCTTTATGTTTTTATTAGTAAGAATCATATAACATATATTATGTAAAAATTAAGCTATTGTTGAGTTATAATCTAAATTTAAATTTTCTAATTTTTTATAATCATCATCCATTCTTTTTTCTGCGGTTAGGATACATTCTCTAACTGTTTCAGCTAATGCTTTTGATTATATTTCTACTCTTTCTGTAAAATGAATTTACTTGTTACAATGTTCAGCAAGTCCTTCTAATGATTTGTCTATTTCTAATTTATTAACAGTAAAGAGATATTCATCCATTCTGTGTTGTTATATTTGTACTCGTTTTTTTCCTTCTTTTTTTATTGACTCATTGTATTCTTTAAGTATTTGCTGTATTCTTTTTAAATATTTTTTTGCCGTGCTTTCTTTTATTTCTTTCTCATTTTTATATACATCAATAACATCAAGCCCCATCAAGTTGAAGACTGGAATATCAAGCATTTTTCTTTTTATAAATAAGTATTGATTGCCTTTTTCTTCTAATTGAATACCTATATCTTCTTCTTCTTTTTGAAAAGTTATTCTTATTTCTGGTTTATCCTTTAAAAGATAGCTATTGTAATCTTTATAGAAACCCAAAGAACTATTAATACTTAATCCGCAATCTAGCCATTGTTTTTCTATATTTTTAATATATTTATACATATTCTCGACCTTTCTATATTCTTGTAACGTTCTCGACCTTTATTAAAAACCCCCGAACTATAGGCGGTCGAGAACCTATAGCCGGGGTTATTAAATTTTAAAAATATTTCTTACAAAAACTGTCCGATAATACATCTTATGTAAAAATTAAGCTATTATTGCCTTTGCCTCTCAAAACTTTCTTGAACGCTCAATTTTTCTTCTTCAAATTTTTCAAAATGCTCAGGTAATACAGCCCAGTAATACTCGACTGGATAGCTTGCAGCGTCAAAAATATGTCCTAAGAACTTTTTGCTTGTGTCTTTGGTTATCTGGTGATGCGTTGGCAAGTCTAAGACCGTTGTACCTTCTTTATATGACAGCGTTTCGATGTTATTTATTAGATGTTTGCATTTTTTATCAACGAAAAGCCTGCGCTCGCCTTGCCTGCCATAAACTTTATCGTTAAAAGCTTTTATTCTGTTTCTGATTGGTGGGTTAAAGTGCCTTATGTTTATCTCTGGGTTAAATCCTGCATCAATCAGCTTGTTTTTAATTACCGCATAATCAGAAAAGTTAGTGCTTGTTTTACGATAATCGCCGGAAGCATCACCACAAACTATTATTTGTCCGTAATGGCTTGGATATCTATCAAGGAACACGTCCACGCATTCGGCGGTGTGCGTGTTTTCGACTACTATTTCATCAAAAAAATAAATATTATCGTCTGTTTTGTGAGCTAAAACCCACATCATTGGGTCTACGTTAAAGTCACAGCATAAATAAATTGCTTCGCTTGGATGATATTTAATATTTTTTATGTTGTCGATTGTAAAATTCTTAACAACTAGCGCCCTGCTTAGCTCTAAAGGCTCGCCAAGCCAAATATTATTATAATCATTCGGATGGTATTTTTTGCAGTCCTCAGCTTCGTCTATCAGCTCCTGTGGGCAATGGTCATTATCATAATAATTAATCTTTTTTATTAACGTATTTTTTTTTGGATTAGCCACCAAATCCCAAACCGCATCTTTTTTGGTTATTGGATTCCAAGATACTATTATTTTACTTCCGGGTTTTCTAATAGTCGGGAATAAAACTTTTAAACTCTTTTTGCTTACTGTCTGCCCCTCTTCAATCCAAAGAATATCAGCACCTTCAAAAGATTTGACGTTTTGCTCTGCTCCAGTTCTTAAGTCGTTAAGCCCTTTGTATTTAAATTCAGAGCCTGTCTTTAAGCATTCAATGCCATTTTGGGTTATCTTAAAGTAAGATTCTAAGTTATAAGCTTTAATTCTATCACACAAAAGCGAATGAACACTGTCTGAGATAGTTTCTAGTATTTCCCTTGTGCATAATATCCTAACTGTTTTTGTTATAGCTAAAACAATAAGTGTATCAGCTATCCCCCAAGACTTACCGCCTCCCCTGCCGCCATAATATAGCAAATATCGATAACTTGACTTAAGTATCGGCTGGTATATTTTTTTTATATTTATATCCATTTTATATATCTATGTTTTACTTAAGTTTTTTCACAAAAATAAATCAAGCTATTGCTTATTTTTAGCCTGATTTGTTCGAAATAGTCTTATAATAGTTATTATGTAATAAGATTAATCTACAAAATTAACATTAATTTTAAGAGCTTCGCCTTTGTGCGTTGTCTCTTGCTCTGTTTTATCCTTCCACCCCCAGTTATTCTTGAGGTTAAAGATTACACCAGTGGCGTTTGTAGTTCTATCAAACAGTTTTTCTTCTGCAAAGTTTTGTATTTTGTCCTTTGCTTTTTTAATCGTTGGTAAAAACTCGTCATCATTTTCGTAATTTTTTAGTGTTTTTATCCCACAATCCAAATACACTGCAAGCCCTGAAACCGTGTAAGGCTTTCCTTTTTCGTCACAAAAAGAAAAATAAGCATCAATTTTAGTTGATAACTCTTCAACGCTTTTAAATTTTAATGGTCTACCTCCGGGCATAATTATCACCTCAAACTATTGTTATTGTTAACTAAACAGTATTTTAAAAAAATAAATAAAAATATTTTAAATAAACACTTGACACAAATAAATTATTAGTGTATTATAATTACATAAGGTTAAACAAAAAGGAGAAAGAAAGATGAAAGAATTAACCAAAGAAGAAAAAAAAGAAATAAACCAAACAAGATGTGATTTTTGTGGAGCAGCCATCACAAAAAGACAATATTTCGAAAGCGGTTGTGTTATCTGCGAAGAATGTGCCGAAGAGTGCTAAGTAACACTGACGAGCTTTAAATAAGCGAAACCCTTCGGGGTCTGTTACAAGATAAGGTTAAACAAAGGAGAACGAAAGATGAAAATTATCGACAAAATTAAAAATATGGAAGAAAAACAT